CAGTATTACCACAAACACATCTTGAAAGAGGTGCCGTTCGTGCAGACCGAAGCTATCTTATACGGCAACGAGTTCCATAAGATGGCCGAAGACTTCATTTCCAAGGATGTACCTGTGCCTGCGAAGTTCAGCTTTGCGGCCAAAGCCCTAACATCTTTGAAGGATAGGAAGGGCGACAAGCTCTGCGAGATAAAGATGGGGCTAACAGAGAACCTAGAGGTTTGTGACTTCTACGCCTCTGACGTTTGGTTCCGTGGGATTGCCGACTTGGTGATACTGGATGACGAGGTGGCAACAGTTGTGGACTACAAGACGGGCAAATCTTCCAAGTATGCAGACAAGGGACAGTTAGAGTTGATGGCTCTGGCGCTCATGGCACGTTACCCGCAGATCAAGAAAGTTCGCGCTGCCCTGCTGTTTGTGGTGTGTAATGACTTGGTGAAAGACACCTACATGGAGTATGATAAGAGTAAGCTGTGGGAGAAATGGCTCGGCAAGTATGGGCAGATGGAGACTGCGGCTAAGGAAGACATGTGGAACGCACGGCCTAACGGGTTATGCAGACGCTACTGTCCTATCATTGAATGTGTTCACAACGGAGCAAACTGATGCCATACAAAAACCCCAAAGACCGTCCCAAGCAGAAGAACGCGCCTGTAGGTAGTAAGACGTTTGAAGCAAGGATGGAACGCCAGCGAGCCCGCCGGAAGATGGACCGCACCAGTAAAGATGCTAACAACAACGGCAAGGCTGACAAGCGCGAAGGTAAAGACGTTAGCCATAAGAAAGCCCTGTCGAAGGGCGGTACAAACAAAGACGGTGTGACTGTGGAGAGCCGCAGCAAAAACCGCGCACGGAATTACAAAAAGAAAAAGTGATTCGGGCAACTGCCCGAAAGGAGAACACGATGCAGATTATAGGTGGTAAGGCGTTGCTGTTGAAGCTACGCAATCCAAAACGTGTCACTGAAGTGATACCGAAAAGCAAAACTGTGGAAGACCACGAGGTGTTGGTGAAGTGGGGCATTGACGAAGCTCATAGTCTACGCAAGCTGAACATCGACGTGCCCTCCCCGATCAACGGCAGGTACGAGTGGACAGGTAAATACGCGCCGTTCGATCACCAGAAAAAGACCGCTGCGTTTTTCACCATGAACCAGAAGTCGTTTTGTTTCAACGAGCAAGGTACAGGCAAGACCGCCTCTGCTATATGGGCTGCTGATTATCTGATGAAGCAGGGTAAGATCAACCGCGTACTTGTTATATGCCCCTTGTCTATCATGGACAGTGCGTGGCGTGAGGACTTGTTTACGTTTGCTCCGCACCGCAGTGTAGACATCGCACATGGCGCGGCTAAAAAACGCAGAGAGATCATTGAGCAAGGTGCTGACTTTGTGGTGATAAACTATGACGGTGTTGAGATCGTCGCTGATGCAATCATAAACGGTGGCTTTGACCTTATCATTGTAGACGAGGCCACACACTACAAGAACGCGCAGTCCAAACGGTGGAAAGTCCTTAGAAAATTAGTCACTGAAGATACATGGCTATGGATGATGACAGGTACACCCGCTGCACAATCTCCACTCGACGCTTACGGGTTAGCTAAGTTGGTCAACCCCAACGTGGTGCCACGGTTCTTTGGTTCGTTCCGTGATATGGTTATGACAAAGATAACGCAATTCAGGTGGGTGGTAAAACCTACAGCGTCAGACCTTGTATTCAACATATTACAGCCTGCCATACGCTTCACCAAAGAAGAGTGTCTTGATCTGCCCGACATGACATACGTCAAGCGCGTGGTCGAACTTACACGCCAACAGAAAAAATATTATGACATGCTCAAGAAGAGTATGACCATGACTGTGGGCGACGACGAAGTAACCGCCATGAACGCCGCGATCATTATGAACAAGCTCCTGCAAATATCTGCTGGCGCTGTATATACAGATGATGGTGACACGTTAGAGTTTGACATCAAGCACAGATACAAAGTCTTGAAGGAAGTGATAGACGAGAGCAGCCAAAAGGTTCTCGTGTTCGTACCATTCAAACACACTATTGACATATTGACCGACAAACTGCGTAATGACGGAGTTGCTACTGAGGTAATCAGGGGGGACGTGCCTGTAGCAAAACGAACCGATATATTTAAACGGTTCCAGAATACCCCCGATCCAAGGGTGCTAGTCATCCAGCCGCAGTCCGCGGCGCATGGTGTTACGTTAACCGCAGCGAACACGGTGGTGTGGTGGGGTCCAACCTCCTCCTTGGAAACATATGCCCAAGCTAACGCACGGGTTCACAGGTCGGGTCAAAAGCACCGATGTACCGTTGTGCAGTTGCAAGGCTCTGCTGTGGAAAAGCGTGTTTACTCACTTCTCGATAACAGAATAGACGTACACACAAAAATGATAGACTTATACAAAGAAATACTTGACTAGGGTATTTTATACCACTAGATTATAATTCTCGTTACTAGAGGAGAACGCAAATGACGGATCAGTCCGACATACCTGCGGATAAACTGACAAAAGCCTACATCAAGCTACGGGCAAAAAGAGCAGAACTATCCGCACGGTTTAAAGAAGAAGATGGAGCGTTGGTGCGCCAACAGGAAATCTTAAAGAACGCGCTGCTTGACTACTGTGAGAACCACAATGTTGAGAGCGTTAGAACCTCCGAGGGTTTGTTTTTCAGGTCCACTAAAACAAAGTATTGGACCAGCGATTGGGAGCAAATGTACAACTTCATTAAAGAGCATGATGTACCTGAGTTCTTAGACAAACGGTTGAACCAAACCAACGTCAAACAGTTCTTAGAGGAAAACCCAGACGTTCTGCCGAAGGGCATGAACATAGACACCGAGTATGTCATATCAGTAAGGAAAAAATAATGGCGGAACCATTTGTACCAATAGAGGATTTGGCAAAGCATTTTGCAGTGTCCATATCTACTATCCGTGCGTGGGTGCGGCAGGGGCATATCCCTAAGTCCACGTATATTAAGATCGGTAATACCTACCGTTTCAACAAGACTTCAGTGACCGAAGCCCTAACAGGTAAAGCCATAGAAGCAGAACAGGCCGAAATTCGTAATGAGCCTGTAGAAGAACAGTTGGAGTTTAACTTCGACGCCGACACAGACGTATAAGCCAAAAAGGAGAACGACATTGGCAGACATTTACATCATTGAAAACGTAGAAGCACTATGGCCGAAGCTAGATCAGACGTACGCGTTTGATAAGAAGGCCAACCGTAGTATGCCCTGTGGTCCACGGGATGTTAACGCAGAGTTTTCCATTGCTTTCCGCATGGACACCGCCACGGCAAAAGGTTTGTTCCAAGCCATGAGTGCAGCATACATGGCAAACCGCGAAGACAAGTGGGCTGAGAAACTAGCCAACCCGTTTGTCAAAGACGATAACGGCACCATCACGCATAAAGCCGTGTTGAAAGGTGCATACGGCGGAGAGGTGACAAACAAGCCAGCGCAGTATGATTCGCAGGGTAACATGCTACCGGAAGACTTTAAGTTGACTACGGGCAGCACTGTTAGCATAGCGGTTAAGTTAATACCCTACGACTTTGGGGGTAAGCAGAGCGTGTCACTACGCATCAACGCTGTGCAAGTTATCAAGTATACCCCGATGGAACGTGCCAATCCGTTTGGTGCTGTGGATGGTGGGTTCGTCATGGAAAACCCCAACCCGTTTGCGCCGAAACCAAAAACAAACAACGTCTTGGCTACGAAGCCCTCCGTAGAAGAGGATAGCGATGACATGTTTGAAGCAGAGCCAGTGAAGAAGACCGTTAATAAAGCGGCTCCGGCTCCAGCGTCTAAAGGTGATCTGAACGACATCGTGGACAGCATGTTTGACGACGACTAGACACAAATCCACGGCTGCTTCGGTGGCCGTGGTTACTCTTATGGTATGAGTGGTAACAATGATAAACAAAAGATTTTTAGATTTGGTGTTGGCGCACGAGGGGCACTACTGTGTGTGGGCCTTGAAAGGCGCTAAACCAAACGAACAGATCAAGCAGAAGTTTTACTCGTCTACTGATGAGGTGCTACAGGCAGCACGTGATCTCGATGCGAACGGGTGGAACGCCTTCTTTGCAATGGGCACGTTCTTTGAGGCTGGGTCTCGCGTAGCTAACAATATGCAGTGGATGAAGTCTTTTTTCTTGGACCTAGACTGTGGGCCTAACAAAGAGTTT